TTGGGAAGAACTGGTAACAAGAAATAAAGAAATGCACCAGAAAAAATACCCAAAAATTAAAGACGAGATTGAAGAAGTGTACAAAATGGTGTACGATAAAAAAATTCTTCCGTCTATGAGATCATTACAATTTGGTGGTAAACCAATTGAGATTTCACCAAACAGAGTTTATAACTGTGCTTATTTACCGATAGACCACACAGACGCATTTTCAGAAACAATGTTTTTGTTATTAGGTGGAACTGGAGTAGGGTTTTCAGTACAAAGACATCACGTAGATAAACTACCAGAAATTAAAAAACCAAATCCAACAAGAACAAGAAGATACTTAATTGGTGATTCTATTGAAGGATGGGCCGATGCAATTAAAGTATTGATGGAATCTTATTTCGGATACAAAGCATCAACACCAATATTTGATTTTTCAGATATTAGACAAAAAGGGGCAAACCTTGTAACATCAGGTGGAAAAGCACCAGGACCTCAACCATTAAAAGATTGTATTCACAATATTACAAAGGTGTTGGAAAACAAAAATGATGGTGATAAATTAACACCAATTGAAACTCACGACATTGTATGTCATATTGCTGACGCAGTATTAGCGGGTGGAATCAGAAGAGCAGCTCTTATTTCATTATTCTCGGCTGATGATGATGAAATGATTTCTTGCAAATCTGGAAATTGGTGGGAATCAAACCCACAAAGAGGTCGTGCAAATAATTCAGCAGTTCTATTACGACATAAAATAACACAAGAATATTTTATGAGTCTTTGGAAACGAATTGAGTTATCTGGAGCTGGTGAACCAGGAATTTATTTATCAAACGATAAAGATTGGGGAACAAATCCTTGTTGTGAAATCGGTTTACGTCCATACCAATTCTGTAATCTATGTGAGGTTAATGCTTCAGATATTGACTCACAAGAAGACTTTGAAAAAAGAGTTAAAGGTGCTGCGTTCATCGGAACATTACAAGCTGGATATACAGACTTCCATTATTTGAGAGATGTGTGGAAAAGAACAACTGAAAAAGACGCACTTATTGGTGTAGGAATGACAGGTATTGGTTCTGGTGTTGTATTAGGTTATGATATGAAAGCAGCCGCTGAAGCTGTTAAAGAAGAAAACGAAAGAGTTGCAAATTTAATTGGGATTAATAAAGCTGCCCGTACAACAACCGTTAAACCATCTGGTACATCATCATTGGTTTTAGGTACATCATCTGGTATTCACGCTTGGCATAATGATTATTATTTAAGAAGAATCCGAGTTGGGAAAAATGAAGCGATTTATTCATATCTTGCGATTAATCACCCAGAATTAGTTGAAGATGAATATTTTAGACCTCACGATACTGCGGTTATTACAATACCACAAATGTCACCAGAAGGATCAATTCTAAGGTATGAGTCTGTGTTTCAAATGCTAGAACGAGTAAAAAAAGTATCTCAAGAGTGGATTAGACCTGGACATAGAGGTGGACAAAATTCACACAACGTTTCAGCAACAGTTTCAATTAAAGAAGATGAGTGGGATTTAGTAGGTGATTGGATGTGGAAAAATAGAAAATTCTATAATGGACTATCAGTTTTACCATACAACGGAGGAACTTACACACAGGCACCATTTGAAGATTGTACAAAAGAAGACTTTGAAAGATTATCGGCAACATTAAAGAATGTTGATCTTACAAAAGTAATTGAACTACAAGATAATACCGATTTAAGAGGTGAGGCCGCTTGTGCCGGAGGTGCTTGCGAAATTATATAAGTTATGACGGTAAACGCATCAAAAGATTGGGTACAACAGTTATATGTTCAGGAGACAACTAAAAAAGCTCCTGAACCTGACTTTTATAAGGATAAAAATGGTAATATAGTTATGACAGAATCTTTCCATATGAAACGAGGTAAATGTTGTGGAAATAATTGTAAGCACTGCCCATACGAACCACTTTACCAAAAAGGTAATACAAACTTAAAAGAATCACTAAGAAATTAGTGATTTTTTTTTATCACCATATTTATAAAATAAAAGTATTATGAAAATCAAAATAACCGAAAGTCAATTAAAAAGAATTATTGAAAGATATACAGATAATGGTACATTAAATGAAGCTTGGTATGACGACGCTTTAGATTTTGTTAAATCTTCATATGAAACAGTTAAAGGTAAAACCAAAGAAGTTTTTAAAGACCTAACGGGTGTTGATTTTGATAAAAAAGATGATATTAAGATTGATGAAGTACCAACAGGTAAGGAAATTAAAAATAAAATCGAAGATATTAAAAAAGACGTAAAAATCGGTAAAGATAAAGAAGAAAAAGATACTGAAGAAAAAAAAGACGAAAAGAAAACAAAAACGGAAAGTGGTGGTACTACTGTAGTTATTGGTGGTATAAGTTATGCAACAGCTAATTGGATGAAATCACAATGGGAAAATGCCGGATTATCAACAAAAAATGTTGAATTTATAAACTACAATGAAGGTTCAAAATTAGAAAAACTTAAAGATACTAAAAACGTAACAAAAATTATGGGATTTTCAGCTGGAGGAAGATTGGTCTGGAAAGAAATAGATAATAATGTAAACGACTATGATTTTATTGGTCTTATTGATCCATCTTCATCAAAAGTATACACAAAGTTACCGTCAAATGTTAAGTCTTTATCAAATAGTGGTAATTGGGGTGGTTATCCATCTATTAAGTCAGTACTTGCTGCTATGGAAAAAAATGGTACATTAACAAAAACCAGTAAAGCTCATAGAGACATACCACTAGAATTTTTTAAAAAACACGAAGATAGTTTAGATTAATAGAAATCTTATTTAAGATTTTAATTATTTATTCAAAATTACTATAATGTATATTTATGTTATATGGCATACGGTACAACATATGGTTTAGCATTTCCTTTTGAACAATCATCACTTGGTAAGTATCTTGGTGTTACACCAACTGCTGATGATGAAATAGAAGTAATTTAATACACCTACTTTTAACAAGGAAAGGAACTAGATATTTTTTACCCGATTTTGGAACAAGATTATATGAATTTATTTTTGAACCATTAGATGGTCCTACTTTTTCTGATGTTGAATCTGAAATTAGAGAAAGTGTTGGAAGATATATGCCAGGAGTACTGGTCACAAATATTGAAATAAAAGAAGCAACAGCTGATTTAGAGGACCCAGGGGCGACATATATTAACTCAGAAGGACAAAGAGAATATCGTGTACCCGGATTATCACAAAAAGAATATACAGCAAGAGTAAAAATTGATTATAAAGTTACAAATAGTGCTTTTGAATCAAGTGATTTTGTAATACTTAATATTTAAAAAAAATGGCAGAAAAGAAAATATCGTACACAACAAGGGACTTTCAAGGAATAAGAACCGAACTTATTAATTTTACTAGACAGTATTATCCAGACCTTGTACAAAACTTTAATTTCAATCACTGTACCAGCCTTTGGTGATAAAGAAAATTTAAGTTATTGTGGTATATTAAGAAGAGGTGCTCAAGTTCTTGGTGCCGGACAACCATTTGAAACTGTTTATGATATTGATTTTTCATCCGCAGTAAATGCTGAAGGTTCGCCAAATAGATTAAAGATACCTAATTTTGATTCAAACGGAAAAATACTAAACTACACAATTATTAAACGTGAAGTTGTTGTTAATGGTGTTACAAAGGTGTTTAAAAAAGTTGTTACACCTAATGATGTTAGACCTTTTTATGAATTATTTTTACCAGAAAAAAATGTATTAGGTATAACAAGTGTACTAATAAAAGAAGGAACACAATATGTAACAATACCACCCACCCAAGAATTTCTCGGTCAAAGTAATAGATGGTATGAAGTTCAAGCCTTAATGGAAGATAGAGTTTTTATTGAAGACCCAACAAAAACATCTGATAGTCCAGGTATTAAAGTTGGAAAATATGTTACAACAACAGATAAGTTTATAACTGAATATACACCAGAAGGATTCTTTAAAATGACGTTTGGTGGTGGTAATACCTCAGCTGAAGACCAGTTAAGAGAATTTGCAAGAGATGGTCTTTCGTTTGACCTTTCAAAATATACAAACAACTTAACATTAGGTAGTGCATTAAAACCTAATACAACAATGTTTATACAATATAGAGTTGGTGGTGGTAGTAATACAAACTTAGGTATAAATGTGATTAGTCAAATTGGGACTGTTAATTTTGCGGTTAATGGTCCATCAGATAATGTTAATAGAAGTGTTATTAATTCTTTACGATGTAATAACGTTACAGCCGCAATTGGTGGTGCTGATAACCCGTCAACTGAAGAAGTTAGACAAATGGTTTCATTTAACTTTGATTATATTTCTGTTGAAAGTGCTAATGTTATTGATTTAAGTACAAATGTTGATGTTGTTTTAGATGCAAGCCAAAATCAAGGAACAATCGTTACACAAATTATAGACATAATAACACAATATTTTTCACCGTCTAATAGACAAATGGGTGAAAATGTATATATTTCTGAAATTAGAAAACGAATCCAAAATTTAGATGGTGTTATTAGTATATCTGATGTACAATTCTTTAATAAAGTTGGTGGTCAGTACTCGTCATCACAAACATCACAAAGATATGTTGACCCAGCAACAAGACAAATAGAATTAATTGCCGATACAATATTTGCAGAACCAACCCAAATGTACCAAATTAGGTTCCCAAATAAGGATATTAATGTAAGAGTTCTTAACTTTAAGGGTATTAACTTTTCTTGATAATTTATTTTTTTTATAAAAGGATTATTTTTTGAAAATAGGAAATAAACTATTTATCAAAAAAGAAGAAATTTAATGCCAAAATCATATAGAATAAGAACCCAGGTTGGGGTCGACAAATCAGTTAAGGTTAATCTGGACCAAGATTTTGACCAAATTAACATACTTTCTCTTAAAATATTACAGAGTGAGGTTTATAGCAGACAATGTTCTGACTATGGTGTTATTGTTGGTCGTGTATTTGTTAATGGTGGTTTTGGATTACCAAATGCAAGGGTTTCTATTTTCATACCGTTACAACCAGAAGATGAAAATAACCCAGTAATAACTGAATTATACCCTTACCAAAGTTTATCTGATGTAAGTGACGACGGTTATAGATATAATCTATTACCTAAACTACCTTCATATGAAGGTCACGCAGCAACTGGAACTTTTCCAACAAAAGAAGAAGTTTTATTAGACCAATCTTATATTGAGGTATACGACAAATATTATAAGTTCACAACTAAAACAAATGAAAGTGGTGACTATATGATTTTTGGGATTCCTTTAGGAACCCAGACTGTATTTTTGGATGTTGATTTGTCGGATATTGGTTGTTTTTCACTAACACCACAAGACTTAATCCAGAATGGAATTGCCACAGAAAATCAAGTTGATGGAAATACATTTAAGTCTTCTACAAATTTAAATGAACTTCCACAGATAAAAACATTAAATAAAATTATTGATAT